AAGAGGCAATTGATGAAGAACGCAGAACTAATATCGCAAATAACCTTGAACGACTGGAATCCATTCGAGCGAGTAAACCCAAAGCTGTTAGAAAAAGTAACGCAAAAATCTACTAAACAACGCATCAACAATCAAGGAGAAGCACTACTATGATCCCCAACCACGCACAGATGCACTTACGATTTAACGGCACGACAGCCGACGATATACAAGTAAGTGGTAATCACTATAAAGATATGCCCATCCAGCCTTGGCATGTGATGGAGTCAGTCTTAACCCGCGAAGAATTCATCGGGTTCCTCAAGGGTAACGTCATCAAGTACAGTTTAAGAGCAGGGCGCAAAGAAGGCAGTGATGACGCTGGCAAGGCTCGGCATTACATGCAGAAGTTAAAAGAAGTTTCGGGATAGGGGACATAAAAAACTTGAACTGGTAAGCCTAGTAGATGCGACCCAGTTCAAGGCGATGCAAGTGTCCCTATCCTCCAAACCCTTCATTTGCATTGCGGTTTTGATGACCACGAATACCGAGAGGGCGTGGAATCTACTTTACCCTCTCGCCTAACAACCAAAGGAAAAACATGGCGACCCCAGAGAAACGAGTTAAAGAGACAGTCAAGAAGACACTTGACTCTATGGGCATCTGGCACTTCTCGCCTTACCAAGCGGGCATGGGGCGTGCCGGTATCCCTGACATCATTGCTTGCTACCGAGGTCTATTTGTAGGCATCGAGTGCAAGGCAGGTAAAGGTAAGACAACCGCCCTACAAGAGCGGGAGATAGACGCAATACGCAAAGCCAAGGGGCTAGCGTTTGTAATCAACGAAGACAACATGCACAACATAAAGGAGTTACTTGAATGGAACAAAGACGAACACTAGGACAAACCAAAGAAGCCTTGGAGTTCATGGAGAAACTTGACCAACTGACAGGGGAGAAGCGCGACCACTTGCGCCTAATCTTCAAGGGCTTGGTCGACTGTTGCTTGGACGACAAGATGCACGGGGTCGTGGTACTGGGGCACGAAGACCACCACGCAAACGTCTTCACCCTCAACTGCAACGAAATGGAAGCCGCGTTCATACTGAGCCAAGTCACGGGCAGTTTTAACGACAAGAACATGGAAGATGCGCCAGCCAAGGAGATGTTTAATTGAAACCGTTTGATCAAATACTAACGATTGATTTCGAAACTAGATGGTCTAAGAAAGACTACACACTATCAAAAATGACAACTGAGGAGTACATCCGTGATAAGAAGTTCACTGCGTTCGGGGCTTGTGTCCATGTATACGGAAGCGGAGACGATATTAGATGGGTTAGTGGAGGAGACCTACCTGAGTTCTTTTCTGGAGTCGACTGGGGGCGAACCGCAGTGCTTGCGCACAACGCACAGTTCGATGTATCCATTATGGAGTGGAGATACAACACCCACCCATGTTTCATCTTCGATACGTTGTCAATGGCGAGAGCTTTACGTGGCGTGGAAGTTGGTAATAGTCTCGCCAAACTCGCATACGATTTTGGACTACCAGCCAAAGGCACGGCCGTTCATTCAACTGATGGAGTTCACGAGTTACACCCCGCGCTCGAAGGAGAACTCGCTGAGTACTGCAAACATGATGTGTTTCTGTGCGAAGAAATATTCAAAAGGCTATCTGTATCCTATCCATCGAAGGAGTTACGACTAATCGACATGACCTTGAAGATGTACACGCAACCCGTGTTAGTCCTTGACCCCAACATGTTGGTCGACGCCATACTAGAAGAGAAGGAGAAGCGTGATGAATTACTACAAAGGCTTGGCGTGGAGGAAACTTCGCTCGCGTCGAATCCAAAGTTTGCGACCTTACTTGAAGCGCTTGGGGTGGCTGTCCCGACCAAGGTCAGTAAAACTACCGGCCAGCAAACACTTGCGCTGGCTAAGAACGATGCAATGTTCCAAGCGTTACTCAACGGTGAACGTGAAGACGTTGCCCTCCTGTGTGAAGCACGCCTTCGGGTTAAATCCACCACCGAGCGTACAAGGGCTCAGAGATTCCTCGACATTAGTCAACGTGGCTCCCTACCAGTACCTCTCTCCTACTACGGTGCGGCGACGGGTCGTTGGACGGCAAGTCGAGGCTCGGCCATCAACATGCAAAACCTCAAGCGTGGCTCGTTCCTACGCAAAGCGGTTATGGCTCCCGAAGGAAATCAATTGGTCGTGGGGGACTTATCTCAGATTGAACCGCGAGTTCTCGCGTGGCTGGCGGATTACTCAGAGATGCTACACATCTTCAAAGCAGGTGGTGACCCTTACGCAGCGTTCGGCGCTCAGATGTTCAACATACCGAACCTCACCAAAGACACTCACCCAGACCTTCGTCAATCTGCAAAGAGTGCTTTGCTTGGATGCGGGTACGGCTTGGGCTGGGCATCGTTCGCTTCGCAACTACTTACGGGATTCCTCGGTGCGCCGCCGGTCAGGTACGACATAGCCTTTGCCAAAAAACTGGGAGTTACTAAAGAGCACGTCGAGCGCTTCTTAGAGTGGGACGACAACGTCATCAAGATGCGCGAGATTCCACACACATGCACAGAGAAGGAATTACTGATTCACTGCATGGCATCCAAGCGCATCATCGACATCTACCGCTCGACCGCTACGCCTGTGGTGGATATGTGGAACATGTTTGGGCAGTTGATTGAGACAAGTCTGTATGGTGGTAGGGAATACACCTACAAGTGTTTGACCTTCAAGAAGGGGCAGATCATTCTGCCCTCTGGCATGAGCCTGCTGTACCCTGACCTCAAGCGTACCAAAGACGACAAGGGTAGAGCGCAGTGGACATACGGCGAAGACTCGATTAAACTGTATGCAGGTAAGATAACAAACAACGTCACGCAAGGCGTAGCAAGATGCGTGATGACTGACGGGATGCTCCGCGTAGCAAAGAGATATCCAGTCAAAGGCACAGTGCATGACGAGTTAATAGCCGTTGTGCCAGATGCAGAGGTTGATGACGCTAAGACTTGGGTCTTGGCGCAAATGACTATGGAGCCACGGTATATGCCGGGGATTCCACTAGACGCTGACGGTGGCGCACACCGTAGATACGGGTTAGCAAAACAATAGGAGAAGCATGCAACTACCAAAGAAAATTAGAGTAGGCAACAAGTGGTACAGCGTCGAGGTTGTCGAAGCTATGGTCGAGAAAGGTCTTATGGGCAAGGTGTACTACCCTGAGCAAAAGATCAAGATCGGTCTATCAAGCACACAGACAGGCAAGAAGTTTGCATCCACCGATGTCAACGATACGTTCTGGCATGAGTTAGTCCACGCAATACTTGACGACATGGGGTACGACACCTTAAATCGTAGTGAGCGATTCGTGACTGGCTTTGCCAAGAGATTAAACAAAGCAATAGAGACTGCGAAATTCAATGACTAAAGTTGTTTGGAGCCATAGTTCCCTTAAAGACTACGAGGGCTGCGCCCGCCGTTACCACGAGGTAAAGATTCTCAAGAAGTACCCCTTCAAAGAGACTCAAGCCGTGATCTACGGCAAGGAGTTGCACAAAGCAGCCGAAGACTATGTCGGTAAAGGCGAACCGTTGCCCGAACAATTTGAGTTCGTTCAGTCGACGCTCGATGCGTTGATGGCAAAACCCGGTCGCAAGTTGGTCGAGTACCAGATGGCGCTAACCGAAGACCTACAGCCTACGGGCTGGTTCGATAAGAACGCATGGGTTAGAGGGGTGGCTGACTTGCTGATCGTGGACGACGACAACTTGACCGCATGGGTGGTTGACTACAAGACGGGCAACAACAAGTACCCTGATCGTGAACAGCTTAAACTCATGTCGCTCATGGTGTTCGCCAATTTCCCCCACATTCGGGAGATCAAGTCAGCGTTGCTCTTTGTAGTGAAGAACGATATGGTCAAGCACACCATGACCGTTGACCAGACCGATGCCGAGTGGTGGAAGTACCGCGAGAGAGTCGGGCGCATCGCGGCATCTATCGACGCCGATGTGTGGAACCCAACACGCACCCCGCTATGCGGATGGTGCCCCGTTAAATCATGCGAATTTCATAAGGAGCATTAGCATGGCAACACGTAAACGTGACTACAAAGCAGAGTACCAACGCGACTTGCAAACAGGTAAGTCGGGACCCGGATCAGATCAGCATGAGCGCCAGCGGGCACGTCGGCTATATGACAAGAAGGGAATAGATAGAGCAGGCAAAGACATCGACCATGTCAAACCGCTACGCAAAGGCGGTAAGTCAACAGTCGGCAACCTTAGATTGCGCCCAAAGAAGGCCAACGAAGGCGATAACAAATAACATTAGAGAAGCAAATGGAAATAATCGAAGACAAAGCACTCTTACTACGAACCAGAAGCCCAGAGAAGTACAGCATCATTCCACGCAGTCAAGTCGTTGAGTCCTACTCGGACGGCTCTGCCGATGTTGCTGTCTTCTGGGGCTTAGACGAAGCAAGAGTATTGAAGAACATGGGCGTCAAGAACGTCCCCTCGC